TACCAGAAAAGCTGCAGAAGAAGCTCGTAAAAGAATTAATGTGCCAGAAAAACAGGTGCCATACTTTCAAACTTTACATGCATTTTGTTATCATCTCATAGGGTTAAAAGAAGAAGATATTATACAACCATATCATTACGAAGATTTGGGTAAAAAATTAAATGTTCGTGTTTCTTTTACAGATAAATATAATGAGGAGGAGACACACTTTTTAACTTGTAACAATCCGTATTTTCAAATGATACAAAGATCTGTTAACAAGGATATTCACATCAAAGAAGAATATAATTTAAACCAACACGATAGAAGAGAAATAGATTATGATACACTAACTCATATTTATAGAAATTTATTATTATACAAAGCTAAAAATAATATTTTAGATTTTAATGATATAATAATGGAAGTATTAAAATCTGATAAGATACCTAAATTTAAAGCCATATTTATTGATGAAGCTCAAGATTTATCACCTCTTCAATGGAAACTTTATGATAAATTAAAAAAACATTGTGATCAAATTTATTTAGCAGGCGATGATGATCAAGCCATATACGCATGGGCAGGCGCTGATGTTAATCGATTTATAAACGAACCTGGAAAAGAAAGAATATTAAGACAATCAAAACGTATATCAATGTCTGTGCAAGCAGAATCAAAAAACCCGCTCATGAGAATAGAAGGAGCAAGAAAGAAAAAATTTTATAAACCTAGACATTATGAAGGTGAATCACATTACATATCCGATCTTCATCAGGTTGATCTTACAAAAGGAAAATGGCTAATACTTACAAGAACTAAAAGTAATCTATTAGAAATCATGAAAGATTTAAAACGTAAAAATTTTTATTATCAAAGTAACAAAGGTAAAAGTTTTAGGGTAGGTATGTATGAAGCTGCCATTGCATATACAAAATGGACAAAGGAGGGATCATTAGATGAAAAAGAAATTAGTGCAATTAAAGATTATATACCTAACGGTAAATGGAATGATAAAAAAAATTGGTATGACATATTCTCTGCAGATCCAAAAGAAATATTATATTTAAGGTCGTTGATAGCTTCAGGTGAAAACTTAAAAGAAAAAGCACGTATATGGTTGTCTACAATTCACGCAGCAAAAGGTGGAGAAGAAGACAATGTAATTTTATCATTGCATCAAGGCAATAAAATTCAACGAGGAATTAGATTAAGTGTTGACAAACAAGATGAAGAGCATAGAGTGTGGTATGTTGGAATCACTCGAGCGCGAAATAATCTATACAAATTAAGAGCAAAAAAGAAATTAAAGGAGTATCAATTATGACAAGCAAAGATATATTCGATGAAGTGTTTCCTCAATACACCCAAGTCGGTGGAAATCATTACACAAAATTTCCTATTCAACCTTACGAGTTTATTTCTAAAAACGACCTATCGTTTTTCCAGGGGAACGTTATAAAATACGTTTGCAGGTATCAGCGTAAGGGAGGCGCAGAAGATATTAAAAAAATAATACATTACTGTCAGTTAGAATTAAAAAACATAAAGGATAAAAAAAATAAATGATAGATAAAATTAAAGATTATATAATTGTTAAAGATAATTTTTTTAGTGAAGAAGTTTACGATAAAGTAATAAAAGATATGTCTAGATTACAATTTATAAATAGATCTGCTATTATTAATCCAAATGATAAACTAGCAGATAATCCATATCAAAAAATATATTTTACTGTGCAATTAGGCCCTGATCATTTTGCTGTAAAAGAAGTGTTTAATTTTTTACATAAAAATTTTAATTTTAAGTTACAAGGTAAAGAACACACTTATTTTTTAAGTACAAAACATAAAAAAATGACTCCTCACGCTGATTGGAATTGTGATGTAAATTGTTTAGTTTATTTAAAAGGAGAAGAGATTGTAAATAGTGGGACAGGTTTTTTTGAAAAAAAAGAAGATGGTTCAATGGTATTAAATAGACATGTTGGTTTTAAAGAAAATAGAGCTATAATTTTTGATTCTAAAATATATCACATGTCTCTTCAATTTAATACAGATGCAGAAAGAAGATATGTTATGGCAAACTTTTTTACTTATAAAGATAAATAATGATATTACCCCCTACAGAGTGGGTTCAACCTACAGAATATCCAGATCTACGATCTTATGATGAGATTGCAATAGATTTAGAGACAAGAGATCCAGATTTAAAATCAAAAGGATCTGGTGCTGTTATTGGTAATGGTGAGATAGTAGGCATATCAGTGGCCACTTATAATGATCAATGGTATTTTCCAATAGCTCATGCAGAGGGGCCAAACTCAAATAGAAAAAAAACATTAGAGTGGTTTAAAGATATTTTAGAGTGTCCAGCTACAAAAATATTTCATAATGCTATGTATGATGTTTGTTGGATACGTAGTTTAGGATTAAATATCAATGGTTTAATAGTAGACACAATGATTGCATGTTCGCTGTTAGATGAAAATAGATTTTCATATACACTTAATACTTTATCATGGCACTTTTTAAGTGAAGGTAAAAATGAAAGAGCATTATATGAAGCAGCTAAAGCAAGAGGATTAGATCCTAAAGCAGACATGTGGAGATTACCTGCGCAGGAAGTTGGAGCATATGCAGAGAAAGATGCTCAACTAACTTTTAAACTTTGGCAACATGTAAAAAAATTATTAGTAGAAAATGATTTAGAAGATATATTTAATCTAGAAACGGATCTTTTTCCTTGTCTTGTGGACATGCGTTTTTTAGGCGTTCGCGTAGATACTCAACGAGCTTACGAGTTGCGTAAGGAATTA